ACCATTTGGAAACAAAGCCTTCATAACTTTCCCATGTTGAATGTAATTATCTCCATAGGTCTTGTTGCGCTCTGAAAAAGTTTTGATGGCTTTTTGTAAATTATCTATTGGCTTGGCCATCATCAAATCCTTCTCTATATTTTTCACTTGATTCTACTTCTTTCAATGTTATTTCATCTCTGGCTTCATTTAAAGACTTTTCAAGTGCATTAAACTTTTTTTCTAACTCAGGAACTCTGCTTAACAGAAGCTCAAGCTCGTCTCGTAAAGTTGGACGGATGTCTAAGATCCTTGCGACCTTCTCTCCATGCAACTCAATATCATTTGCTATTATCTTAATGGACATTTAGAAATCTCCTTCTTTAACTTGGAGGCAGGTCAATCCCTGCTTTCTCCACATATCAACAACTGACTGGCGATCATCAAGAACAAACCAGATATTTGATTCATGCCTACCAAAAAGAATCTTAACATTAAAAATTTCTTTTTTGACAATATGGTCAGAGCGTTTGTCGTTGATCTCTCGCATAAATATTTCATCATAAGGAATATCATTCAGAAATAGCCAGTCTCTAGTTTGTTGCTCATAATTTTCTGTCCGACCAGTAACAATAAAAATTTTTGTTTCCTTGTCTTTCAATCTTCTAAGAATATTGGCGATATTTTCATAAACTAAATCGTCAACACACTTGCTATTAAATTCCTCCCATTGTTCTTTTTCTGCCAGCCTTAGCCGATGAGTGCAATTACAGAGTGTTCCGTCCAAATCACATATTATTATCTTCATTACTTCTCTCCTGATTAACTTGTAAACCATCACAACAATTAACAATTCCGTGAACGCAACCTTCATAGTCGCACTTAACTAAATAGCTCGCCATGCTTCCCATAATTTTAGCATTGTCTAACCTGTACATAGGTATCCATGCCTTTCCGTGACACTTAGGACAATTCATGGGTTCAGTGCCTTAGACATTGATGGTGCTGCCCATTCAGTTGGTGTTAAGAATGGCTCTGCCCAAGGATGAACTTCAACAACAGCTTTCACCATTAGCTTAAACACCTCTTGATATTCACCTTGTGCTCTGGGACTCAGCCTTGATTTTGCCATTTCATGCAAAGTTCGGAGGCTAAATTTGGCCACTATGTTGGTGTAAATATTCGTGGGCAATACCCCTCGGGCATCTTCTGCTGCCACTCCCTTGCGTCTTAAAATCTGGTAACTTTTGTTAATTTGCTTCATTATCCAGTCATATTCGTGTTTTGCCTCGGGATCAGCTTCTATTTTAGGCGGTGTGTAATAACCAAAACCTTCCATGTCTACTGTGCGCTGGGACTGTTGTGCATAACTTCCTTGGCGAGTCCTAACAAATTGATGAGTAAATGCTCTTGTCACATCTCGGACATTAAAAGTATAATCAACAAATTCCCAAGAAGATTTTATAGTCTGAAGCATATAATCAAGCTCCTCCTGTTTTTTATCCTCTGGCCAATCTGCGATTTCATTGTACGCATCTTCAACATTCATGAGCCGAGTGTTCTTGGTGAACAGGAGCAGGTTCTTTGCGTCGTGTGTATAGTGTACCAGTTCAACTTTCATTCTCGCTCTCCCTTTACAACATCTGCCAAAATATGATAGGTGCTGATGCCATATCTTTTAAAAGCATCCTCTGGAGTTTCTGTTGGCTTGCGTAAATAAAGCACAGCACAACAAATTGATAGTCCCATAATAAGTGCAAATTTCATTAGTTTATCTCCTTAAAAATTTCTGGCTCTTGGGAAAGATTATTGAGTGGATAAGCGAGCAAAACATAAACCATGTATTGCCCTATCTTCTTCCTCGATTTCAATTTTGTCTCTTTTGTATCCTGACAGACTTACTTTGTCTATCGTATCAACAGCTGCAATCTGAGAAAGATTTTTCCCATTTGCTCCTCTGTAATATTTTGATTTGCCATCTATTGTTGAAGAGATATATCCTGCCAGACTTCTTTTTGCACTTAAAGTCGAGACCTCAATAGCAAATTGGAGATTGGTGTCATTAGCATAGCCAGAGGCATAAATGTTCTCTTTGTCGGTTGGNGGTTCCTNNGTNNNAGNTTGGTGCTCTGCTCAACTGGTCTGACGAGCATGCGCCAAGAAATAATAGTAAAATAATAAATCTCATTTTCGTTCCTTTCTAACAATGAAAATCTAGTTTAGCTCCCCGTGGAGCAAGCGTCAATGCCTCATAAATTTTCAAATACTTTTTTAATAAAATTGATATTACGCATGTTTGCATTATTGTTTCCTTTCTCAGTTTTTATTTCTTCCTCAGTTTTGCATTGATATCTATCTTGTACAATTGCTCCTATAAAATATTCGGGTTCAACTCCGAACAGTGTTGCCAACTGAACTACTCTTGAAGGCTTTGGGTAACTTTTTCCCTTCTCCCATTCAGCGACAGCACCTTGACTGACACCTATAATACGAGCCAAAACTAATTGTGATGGATATTTTTCTCTTGGCCTCCCTCTGCCAGAATATGCTTTTGGAATTCCATCAAAATAATTCTCTCTTTCTTTTTTAAGTCTTTTCCCAAATTCAGGATCTATCATTTACATTCTCCAATACATTATTATAAAGGTGGTTCCCGTCAATTAACTTTTCAATAACGCCTATATCTTTAACAAGATCATCTAAAAGCAATTGCCTCCATGTTGCGAATCTTCCTAGCGAGTAAATGTTGTGCTCCTCTGTTAACATCATTATGAAATCTTTTCTAAAATTTTCATCAATGGGCAGGAGCTTGCCAAATTTTTGTTCACCAGAATAAATGTCATCTATCTTAATGGCATCAATTCCAAAATCTTCTCTTAATATCGTCATCAAATTTGGGCCAGCGTTTTGCTCTGGCTTCTTTGAATGTTCAATAATTATAATATTATCCATTACTGAAGCACGATAATGAGAGAGCATTTTATCGGGATAATAAATTGTTTGGTTCACACTTACTTCTGGATTGTTTATAACACCTCTCTGAACCCATATTGGTTTGAATCTAAAATAATTTTCGTCAAATTTCCATCCGCACATTTTAGCCATAATCGGCATTGGGATTGTGCTAATGTATTTCTCATTTTTGTCAAGCTGTTTTAAATCACGCAAACCTTTGTCATATTCAATCTTAATATTAAGTGACATCAACTGAATTAAATTCGGAGGTGCGATATATCGCTCAGAGTTTTCTAGATTGTTAATTGAGCGGTCGTAAACAGCACCTGTGACTTTTGAAGAATACTTATTAGAAAAAAATAAATTTCCATTGTTGTGAATTTCCCCTTCATAGCTAATTGCTTTTGAAACGCTGACTTTCTTAAATGGGACAGCACAAGCCGAGCCAATGTTCGGTGTCCTAAATCTTAAGAGAGCTGAATGATTATCTGGCAACTCTTTTTTTGCTTCATGAATGACAGGTTCAAATCTTCTCAAAAGATTTGCTGCCAATAACCCTGCCATTCCTGCTCCATAAATAATCATGACGACCAGTCAATGCTATCACGATCTATTTCATTAGAGATAGCTTCCCATTCAGTTTCACCTGCTTCAATTAAAACTGCATCTTTCATTTTATCTGGGTGTGCATCCAAATATTGTTTTATGTAATCTGGATCTTTCCATGCACTAGAGTCTCCATCATATTCAACCTCGCAATATTCATCTATCTCTTTCTTAGTTAATTTTACAGAATATGTATTGCGCTGAACTGGTTTGAAATGAGTTACAGCTTCAACATAGAATTCTGTCCCTCTTTTCTTTTTCATTTTAATTACATTAGAAACCATCTAACACTCCTGTTTCAACTAAAATCCCCATAACTGTATTTACAGCAGAGAGAGCCACCCAAACTGTTAAGAATGTTGTCAAACTCTCCTCCTATCCTACACCAAATTTTAAAAGTAACAAAACCAACTGAAAAATCAATGATTCCATTTTAAGCCTCCTTTTCCAGAAATCACATCACCCAGAGGAGCTCCTCTCAATTTCGCAACTCTTTCGTGTTGCTCAACTAATGCATGGAGTATAAATGCATCCATCACATCCTCAAGCTTCCAAGAAAATTGTATGTGTGAATCTTGAACAAATGACCTTGCTGATTCTGCATCTACACCAAATCTTTTTTTGAAACCATGATGACGATTTGCCAAGCCATTTTCATAAAGATCAAAATACTGGTTAACAGCTTTCCGCAACTCCTCCAAATGTTTGTTTGAAGTGTCTTTGTTTTTGCACTCACCCTCTGTTGGTATGCGCACTTTCAAATCGTCATAGATGCCTTGATACCGACCTGTGCCCTTAAAATATCTCATTATGCTGCCTCCCTTTTTGGATAGCCAAATAATTGAAGACGCAAACTTTTTGTGACTTTTGTATTGGCTGAAATAAATTGACGGGATAATTTTGCACGGACAGCCTTCATGTTAAGTGTCCTGCGCTCAGCATCGCTGACGACAACATAATGCTCGGCACCTTCATATGTGCCTGCACCAGATTCCTTAATAGCACGAACAAGTTCAGCCTCCACACTTTGTAGGTGNTCTAACTCTGCTCGGACTTCTGCTAACTTATTCACTCGGTGGTCTCTCATAATTTTTCCTTTCTCAAAATGGAGCCCAGTGCTCCTACTGCCT